CGTGCTCACTATAACCGCATCAAGTCGCAGTTCGCTGCCCGTGACGGGCGCATGCAGGACGTTCTTGCTGTGCGACAGGGCCGTATGCGGGACGTATACCCGGACTTGTTCCCCGAAGGACCCTTCAACAAGGGCATTGTTGCCAACATGGTGGACGTTGCGGCACGGGATCTGGCTGAAACACTAGCCCCCATGCCCTCATTCAACTGCACAAGCGCACGAATGGTCTCTGACACGGCCCGTGAGTTCGCTGAGAAGCGCACACGCATCGTCAACGGCTACATTAACTTTAGTCACGTACAGACACAAATGTACACGGCCACAGACAGGTACTTCACGTACGGTTTCGTACCTGCCATGATCGAAATTGACACTGAACAGCAGATGCCACGCATCACTTTCATGGACAGCATAGGTGCATACCCGGTCTTTGACCGTTGGGGTAACACCAAGGCAGGGTACTTCTCGTTCTACAAGAACCGTGACGAACTCGTAGCCATGTACCCTCACGTTGAAGAGGTCATTAAGCAGCAGTCTACCGGCCTTGAAATGATTGAGGTTGTGCGTTACCATGACGCTAAGATTGATGTTATTTTCTGCCCGACCCGTGACGGTATCGTTCTTGAGAAGATTAAGAACCCTATCGGTGAGTGCCTCCTAGAGTTTGTTCGCAGGCCCGGTGTTGACACCGATACCCACGGACAGTTCGATGATGTCCTCGCTGTACAGGTCGCTAAGGCCCGTTTTGCCCTACTCAGCCTTGAGGCTGCACAGAAAAGCGTACAGGCACCCATCGTTCTGCCACCTGACGCACAAGAATTAGCCCTAGGCTCCGATGCGGTCATCCGCACAGCCAGTGGCGAGAAGGTTCGCCGTGTACCCATCGAGGTTCCTTCAAGCGCATTCGCGCAACAAGGCGTACTAGATCAGGAACTACGCCAAGGGTCACGTTACCCTGAGGTGCGCGGCGGAAACTCTGACGCTTCCGTCATCACAGGCAAGGGTGTACAAGCCCTCATGTCTGGCTTCGACACTCAGATCCGCACAGGTCAAGCAATGTTCGCTAAGGCTCTTGAGAACCTTGTTGGTAAAGCGTTCATGGTTGACGAGAAACTGTTCGGTGCTGAAACCAAAATTCTTCGCGGTAATACTGATGGTGCTCCATACGAAATAAGGTACCGACCAGACCGCGATATTAAGGGCGACTACTCTGTAGATGTCCAGTACGGATTGCTGGCAGGACTTGATCCTAACCGTGCTCTTGTCTTTGGGCTTCAAGCCCGTGGCGATCAACTGATTTCCCGTGACTTTCTTCGCCGTCAAATGCCTTTCGCACTTGACGCTAGTGAAGAATCAATGAAGGTAGACACAGAAAACCTACGCGACTCTATGCTACAAGCCGTTTCCGGTTTGGCGCAGAGCATTCCTGCTCTAGCCGCACAGGGACAGGATGTCTCCCAAGTACTCAAGCAATTGAGTATTGTGATTACGGCAAGGCAGAAAGGTACGCCAATCGAAAAAGCAATTGAGCAGGCGTTTATGCCGCCAGAACCAGAACCCGCCCCGCCGGAACTAGCAGAAGAAGCAGGTATGGAAGCCGACATGTTAACAGGCTCCCCTGACGATATGATGCAGTCCGGTGGGGATGGGCTTCCCGGTGGTCTAAGAGAGTCGGGTCGTATGAGAGACGTGGCACCCGGTCAGCAAGGCATGCCTGAAGGTGGCCGCCCTGACCTTATGAGCCTGATGGCCTCAATGGGCAGTCAAGGTAAACCCAACTTGCAGGCCGCTGTTCAGCGTAAGCAAGCAATCTAATAAGGAGTCAGTATGTGCATATCTTGCGGATGTTGGATGGACCCAACGGACAAGATGGGTGGGGACGGTAATCACCCAGAGGATTCAAGTGTAATGCCCAACGTTAAAACTACCACGGCGGATAACGCCAACGAATGGCGGAAGTAATGGCTACACCAGCGAAAAAGAGCAAATCCCCTAAACCCAAGAGGGCAAAGGGAACTAAGCCGCAGCATCCTGCCGGTAAAGAGTTTACTGCTTATTCTTCTAGTACTCCTCAGGCTCGTGCCGACAAGACCAAAGAAGAGGCGCGTAAAAAGAAAATTAAAGACGAGTTTAGCAATAAGTGGTCGGAGCCTCAATTCTTTCACAGGTTCGGAAAATAAGCAAAAGTAAAATGTCGGCAGCCTATTGGGCTGACAAAACTAAATGGTAAGGAGTGGTAATGCCACAACCTAATAAAGGAACACATGGGAAGCCTAATGTATCGCAACCGATACACGGTGGAAGTGATTCAAAAAGTAGTAACTGGGACAAGATTAAGTTCGGCGCTCCCGGCGGCAAGGGAACCAAGGGTTCAGGAACCGGAACTAAGTAATAATTTAATTAGAGAAGACGATCAAGGGAGTTGCAGCAATGACACGAAACGATATCGGCATCCATGTTAACTTCCTTGATCTCTCTTTGGCTATTGTAGTTGATGGTGTCGCTTGGTCACCTGACGTGGCTGACGACATGACGCGACGCATGAAGACCCTACTTGATGATAGCGTTTCTACGCTGGTTCAGTACGGGTTCATGCAGGACGAGATTGAGCAAGGCGAGATTGAAGAAGAAGAGCCAGAAGATGAGGAAGAGGAAGAGCCGGGTAACCGCCCCTCTAAAGAACTCATCGACCCTAACGTGATCTTCCTTATGGAAAAAGAGTTTGGAGAAGGCAATGGATAGCAAGCCAGTAGTAAGCGGCCCCGGTAGGTTGAGCCGCAGAACCGACAAAGGGCCTCAGCAAGTTAATGCAAAAATGACTGGCATGGCCTATGGAGAAAACAAAGACTTTATGCAGATACAAGAAGGTGCACCTATGGCTGCCACACCAAAGCCCAGGCGCGCCGCTAAGACTCCTCAGAGTGCCCCTGCTGGTCCCATGGGTGCCATGGGTGGGGGGAATCCACTGTTTAGTGAGACCCAACGTCCTAATGAGCCTGTTACTGCGGGTGCGAACTTCGGTCCGGGCGCTGGGCCAGCCCCAATGGGCCGATCCAACCAATACTCTTTAACAAAGATTTATCAAAAAATGGCTTACGAAAATGCTAATCAAGACGTCCTTGACATGTTAGCGCTGTCTCAAAGACTAGGTATTTAAGTGTCACTTGTTGACCCTGCCGAAGTTAGGGATAGTTTTAATACGGAAGCCTCGAAGTCGCGTAAAAAGAATCGCCCAAGGACGCGACCAAAGCCCGACCAATTTGATCTTCAACCAGAATCAAACGATTCTATTCAGCAGCCAGAAGAAGTTTTAACTCCTGACCCTATACCTGCTTCTTTGCGTAGGCGTCCTGCCACGCCCCAAGTCAGGGCTGATGCCGTACGGGACTCTAACTTTATTTCAGACGAAGAAGAAGTAGCATATCAACAAGATGCTATTACGGAGAACATTCAGCGGCAAGCACAAATTGCTCAAAATTGGGCTAGACTTTCTGGCCACCCTATCACGATGGAAGAAGCGATTGTTCGTGTTCGCACGAATGACTCTGGGTTGAGAGTTAACCCTGTAACTGGTGTGGCGCATCCGCAGGGGGACGTGTATTCAAAAAAACCCATGACCCCAAAGCAGGTTGCCGAGCAAGCCGAAAGAGAGTTTCCCGAGTTAACGGCAATAGCAAAACTTTCCGGCTTAACTCCAGAAGAACAAGCAGCGGCAGTGAGCCTTCCTTTGGCTGTTGACGCACTTAAAAAAATAATGGCAACTCAAAATTCTACTCGCCAACAACAGATTATGAATACTATGGGGCCAGACATGCAGGCCCTTGTGTATGATGTGTATAATGCTTGGGAAGCGGAAGCAAAAAGTAACCTAGAAAAACGCGCTGATTACCTAGAGAAACGCGCCAAGTCTGGGGAGACTGGATCAAATCTGGCAAAAGATGTTGTTGATTCTGGTATTTATCCCATAATTGATTCACTTCTTATCGGTCCTTTTGCAGATGCAGCGAAAATAAACCTAAAAAAACGCGCTGATTCTGAGGAGACTGGAAAAAATCTGGTCACAGATCTTATTGGTTTTGCGTGGGATATCGGTTTTGCTCCAATTCTTGACGGTCTTATTGCCGCACAGCAAACTGTTGAAAGAGGAGTTCTTCAAGTTGGCTACCTGTCAGGTGGAGCGTCTATGGAAGACGCTACAGCAGCAACCGAAGATGGCGCGATGGACCCTGAGATGGTTGATTATGCTAGAGAATATTTTGGTGCAACCGTAGTTGAAGTTATTCTTGAAGAGATGGAAGCCGGCAGGTCGAGCAATCCTCAGAAGGCGATTGCTGAACTCTATAAAAAATATGGAGAAGAAGGAGAAGATCAAGACTTAGAAAAATTAAGCATCATAGAACAGACTCTTTCTGATGAGACTGGAGCGTTATACAATCAAAACGTTCTTGACGCTATAACGTATCTTCACTCTGCGCTGACTGACAATCTGGGAAATGCTATTAACTGGAGTTACGGTGCAAGTCGTGCATGGTCCCCCTTCAGCCCCGGAAGTAAGAACATTAATCCTCTCAGTCCAGAAGGGGTAAAATTTTCTCAAAGCCCTATCTTTACTGGGTCAAGGGATCTGATGAATGTTCTATCAATGTTCCGCACAGACCCACTCATAC